AAAAGATGCGCTGATTGCAGTTGCAGAAGTTGCAGCATCAGCACCATTATCATCTTCAGACATTACGATTCCAGCAGTAACTCCCATTACTGTAGTCGCGGCGCCCATAGATGTTTGTGTTGCTGCGCCAACAGTCGATTGACCAATTGAAACTGCGACGTTAGTATCATCCATAATACCCATAGAGAAAGTAGCACCAAGTGCCATATTGTCTCCAGATATGTCTGAAGTATTGGTAGACATGCCAACTGAAACTGGTCCTACATTCATTGTATAACCAAGATCATGATTAGATGAATTATAAGATAGTTCGTTATAATCACCAAGACCAGAAACACCAACGCCGTTTACATCACCGACAGCATTTTCATCAGCGCCGTTTAGATCACCCATTGAAAGTTTACCAAAAGAACCTGAAATCCATTGGGATCCAGCTGTCCCAGCATTACCATCGGCAGCATTATCTGCACGAATGGTCGCGCCCATTTCCAAGCCCATATCCGTTTCGACACTGCCAGTAAAAGCAAGACGTACACGGTTAATAGCTGAAGTAGAAGTAGTTCCATCAGCAGCTTCAGATGATTTCACTCCAAGACGAGCAGAACCGTCAACAGACAGGTTAGGTTCTGCACAGGCAGCTATAGTTGTAAGTGCTGTCGTCGCTAGAGCAGCAAGTGTAAGTGTAGTAAGTTTCATAAATAAATTTCCTTTGTTTTATATGAGCAGTTTAAAATGTACGACTTTTCTGTTGCTAGGTAAGTCGCCAACCCCCTGTGTTAGGCCGCTAGGGCGTAACCAGATGGAGCACAATTATTGTTTGCACTTGTAGTTTTCTTGCGTTACGTAGCTTGCGCACGGAGGTCTCCACGTTTCTATCAATACCTGTCGATCCCGATCTGCCCCATCAAAAAGACACTGCCTATGCATAGGTAATGACTTTATGGTGGAGCAGGGGAGAATTGAACTCCCGTCCAGTATATATTAAGTTAGTATCATCAATCTCAGTCTTATTTATCCATTATACCATATTTTTATAGTAATGTAAATGGCTAAACCTTACTACTGTGATATATTTGTCACAGTAATATTAAACATACATAGCATTAAATTGCTGTGTACACCTAATGAACGTCGTACATTTGCTCAGCTGTTTAATTGAACTGGCACCGGCATATGTACATGTACTTCTAATTCCTCCAAGGATATCTTGAACAGTATTCTTAACTTCACCTCGGTATGGCAAAAGTATTTCACGACCTTCTGATGAACGATAATCTTTAAGTCCACCAAAATGTTTTTTATTAGCAGCATCACTACTCATACCATAAAATTGAATAAACTGCTTTTCTTCATACAACGAATCATAAAAGCTATCCCCAGTTTTTGAAACTTCGTTAGTCTCATAAATTTTAGTAATTACCTCACCACCACCTTCATCATGACCAGCAAGCATACCACCAAGCATGACAAAGTCAGCGCCAGCGGCAAAAGCTTTAGCCACGTCACCAGGGCAAGTGCATCCACCATCAGCAATAATATGACCGCCCAAGCCATGCGCTGCGTCTGCGCATTCGATAACTGCAGATAGTTGCGGGTAACCAATCCCGGTTTGTATACGAGTAGTACACACAGACCCAGGACCAATGCCCACTTTAACAATATCAGCTCCAGCAAGAATTAATTCCTCCGTCATTTCTCCAGTAACTACGTTACCTGCTATAATTACTATTTGATCATAATGTTGTCTAAATTCTGTTACAAATTCAACAAAGCGTTCAGTATATCCATTTGCTACATCAATACAAACATACTTTAATTGACTACCTACTTGCTCATAAACATCACGAAACTTTTGTTCTTCTGCATCAGAAATACCAATACTCATAGCAACATTATTTGTACGCAGTGGCAGTTCACTATCAAAATAACTTACTAATTCATTTATAGAATATGTTTTCTTTAAACAAGTGAACATCTTACTTTCAGAAAGTTTATCTGCCATTGTGAATGTTCCAACACCATCCATATTAGCTGCCATAACAGGAACGCCTCTATAATCTAATCCTCCATACATATCAGTGACAGCTAGTGCATCATGGTTACGGAAATTAAAATCTCTAGTTAAATCAACTTGCTTGCGGCTTTCAAGTATACTTCGCTTAGGTCGAATAAGAACATCTTTGTAATCTAATTTTATGTCATTGTCAATACGCATCAGCTATTCCCTATTGTTTTGACTTTAGTGTTATCGATCATATTTTGTTTCACGTCATATATTTGTTCATGTTTAATCATATCAATTATCTGATTAGTAAGACCAACTTCACGTTCGAGATATCCAATTTTAATCTGAAGCTTTTGAACTTCTTCAAGATAGAATTCTAATTCCTTTTCTTTTCTTAATTTCTGTTCTATAAAATCAGTAATTAGTATCAGCTTTGATTCTTGAGTCATTATTCATCACTCTCTGATATAGAAGAATGTACTTCATCGTGGACATGAAGTTGAATAAGAGCGTAATGAAGAACTTTCATTAAATCTTTACGAGCGTCTTCTGAGCTACCCTTTTTTCCATATCGTTGAGCGTATTTTAATACATTACCGATACAAAACCCTGTACCATGACCACCATCAATAATGAATTCAGTTGCCTGAAACTTTTCTGTTGAATAATGTGAATTGTAAGTAGTATCAACATATGCAAGTAATTCGTTTACATACACCTCTTCATTATAAATATAATCTATCTCATCCGAAAAATCTACATAGTCACTCATTGTTTTTCAACCTTTATACTTGGCATTTGAAATAAAGAAGTCACTTGATTATTAGTAGCAGATCGAGCAAAGATACACCAACCAAACCAACCAACTGCTTCTGTCATTTTTTGAATTGTTTGAATTTCTGAAAATTCTTTAAAGCTAGTTCCAGTTGTCCATACATCATCTACAATAAGAACTGGATCATTGTTATTTCCAGAAACATAATTCAATAATGCGGTTTCTAATTTAACACCACCTCGCGGAATACCAATAACATCTGAAAAGGGTCTTGTTTCCCTTTCTATAATCATAATTGCAAAAGCATCCCATTCATCGTCTGAAATAGCATCACACTCAATTTTCCATTTAAGTTGCAATCCTGCATGCGAAGTGAATGTTCCTTTTTGAAATAAGTCCATTATTCATCATCCTCTAATTCTGGCGGATCTAAGTAATCATCTGTTACGTTATCATTAACCCAATCACAAAATTGAATAATCTTACCTGTTTCTATAAACTCGTCAATTTTTCTAGTAAGGATTAATAAATTGAGGTGATTCATTAATATTGTCCATCTTCTTGTCTGTAAAAAATATGTGGTCCTATTTGAACAATTTTAGTGAAGTCTTTTGCCCATTTTGGATTTACATACGTTGCATGATAGTGAGTAGATCCTTCAGTAATACCTCTCCATTTTCCAATAGTGTATATACTAACAGCGTATTCTATTGATTTATTCCATGCGATTTCATCTTGAGGCTCATCAGCTTTTCCATCACAATACCAACTAAATTGGCATTTATTAAGTAATGGTGTGCCTTTATCATTCACATATGACTGGTGAACAACTTCGCATGAGGTTGCGGGAAATTTCTCGTGTTTTACTCTATTGAGTACGACATCTGTCACAGCCATGGCATCAGCTAATGACGATGCCATGGTTTCATAATATATATTCGTTGCTAAACATTCTATTTGTTTAACTTGTTTGGCTTGTTGAGCAACTATTGTTGCTTGTTCAAGCGCAAGTTCAGCAGCCATTTCTTCAGCTAAAAGTTGGACTGCTTCACTACTTTCAGCTGATATTTTTGTTGCTTCGTAAGCAGCATAACCGACAGCTCCACATATTGCAACATTACCTAACATTATTGCTACATATTTGAGTTTCATTACATACCTTGATTGTTGTTGATATTATATATTACCATATTTTTAATCTATTGTACACCGTTTATTTATTAAAAGGCCATTCTTTCTTTCCATTAAGATTTTCAATTCGTTGTTTTAAAAAACTTATCGTTGTATGAATACTTCGTTGCTTATGATGGTGGCGTGCGTATTCAAGGTAGGAATGCCCACAGTCATGAGGTTCAAGTAAAGTTTGATAGTAATATATTTCTTCCTGTAACATTTGTATTCTAACGTTCTCAGAATTTTTCATGTTTAATTCGTCACATGATAATGCACAAACCATCATCAAGCCTCCTTGAATTTAAGTGTATATTGTTGGTTTGAAAATTCTGACAAACTTCTATATCC